CTACAAAGTGATGTTACCCATTAATTGTCCAAATTTTTTCGAAGCTTCTTTCTTCCTGTCTTTGGTCACATGAAGATAAACGTTCCTTGTGGTATTATCGTCTTTGTGCCCCAGGCGCTCCATGATCTCTTCTAAGCTTGCTCCTGCCTCTGCGAGCAATGATGTATGTGTATGACGTAATGAGTGCGGTGTGAGCTTATTATTCAAGCCAGCACGTGCTAATAATCGCGCCATCCTTATCTGCACCTTTTTGATTACAACGGGGTATCCCGGATATTTACCGGTCATTGTAAAAAGGAAGTCCTCATCCAAATACTGATCCCTCATTGCCATCTTATATTTTCTCTGCTGGATGCGATATTTATTTAATTGGTCAATGACGATATCTTCCAAATCGATTTCCCTTTTTGACATCTTTGTCTTAGGGGTAACCAATTCGTAATCAGTTGTTCTGTTTGTATTATTATAATATGTTTTTGTGATTTTTAATGTCCCGTGCTTTAGGTTTAGATCAGACCATTTAAGAGCGCAGAGCTCCCCGACACGAATGCCGCTATAAGCCATGAGCAAGAACATAGTATAATCCAGATCATCTACACCTTGTTCTTGAGCTGTTCTTAAAAATAAGGCTAGTTCTTCTTTCTCCATGTATTTTGGAATTTCATCTTCGTTTTCTAGTTCTTCTACTGTTTGTTCAGGTCGATTTATTTTGGCATACTCAGTCGGATCGAAGCGAATTATGTTAAATTCCTTGGCTTTAGAGAATACCATTTTTGCGGCAGTGTGAACGCCAGAGATCGTCACATAAGAATATCCGATCGTTGTAGTTCCTCTCCGCTTAATTCTCGGTCTTATAAAAAGATCATCTAGCATCTCTTGATAAACTTTCCTAGTGATGTTCTTGATTTTAGCTTGTTCAAAATAGTAATTTATAATTTTTATTTCATTTTCTCGAATACGTTTAGTGGCTTTCTTCACACCTTTATAATGCTTAGCCAGCCATTCACTTGCAAATTCCCCAAAAGTCATTTCGGTTTCCTTCACAAATGAACCATTGGCTAGTTCATGTTCAAGAGTAGCCGCGGCTGCTTGCGCTTCTCTTTTTGTCCTTCCACCAACTCTACGAATTTGTTTCTGTTTTCCTGTGATAGGATCGCGACCAAGAGATACAGTGAAGTACCATTTCTCGCCGCGTTTTTCGAAGTAGGCCATGTGAGTTCTCTCCTATCTAAATTAAGTAATGGATTACCACATTTTATGCAGTGATATAGCCTAGCTTTTAACCTAAAATTAGCATGGGTTAATTACACATCGAAGGGAAAGCACACCATGGAAATTATAGGCGTAAAAGTAGAAGGACGTTCTGGAGAGGAAAGTGACTTTGAGATTTTCAAACTAAATGAAGTAAATTATATTAACCTGATAGCATATAAAAAATCAATACAAATACCAGTTTATCATACAGTCAATGGATCATTCGCCCCACTATTGACCTTGCGTGATATTTCTAAGGCACTGAAGAAATATGGTTTTGAGCATTTTGACAAATCCACGATAGTTAATACGCGGCGAATAAAGGGTATAAAAAGGGGAGAAAATGTCTTGTTGTTGAAATTTGTCGATTTGTCTGAAATCACTGTGTCGGCTAGGAGTCGCTTTAGATAAGTGATTTCATACAACTTACCCCCTGTAACTTGTAAATAAAATTCGACAATAAATGACAGTATAGTTCTGCGAAATAATCTATAATTTAGGTAAAAGGATGCGTCAACGTGTGGGTGCTTCAAGAAATCTTGAAGTTCTGCCGGATCGGGAGGATACACCTCCGCGCCTTACGAGTCTATTTCTATCCAAGTATATAACTGTTCAACGTTCCGAAGTTTCAAGGCTTTCTTAATCGTAACAGCTGTTCCAAATCCCATTTTTGTTCGATTATTAGCGTAATCGGATAGTTGACTCTCAGGTATACCAGTCAAAATATGCAGTTGTCTCTGGGATATACTTGTTTTTACATAGAGGTCTCGTAGGCGACAACGATCCGGTTCATACCGCCGCATCGCCGTTCTCCTTTTTAACAGTTGAATAGGAACAAGTGTTTGCATTATACTAGGAAGATACTTGAAATGACTTTTAGAGCACTAAATTGTCGCTATATGCCAACTATTCAAATACATACACAGGCGGGTGCTTACATGGATGAATGCGAGAATAAGATACTGTTAGAAGACATGGACAAATTAAACAATCGTGAACAGATGGTAGTTGATGAATTACGAGAAATCTTCCGTTTCTTTCCTCTTCGCGATATCGAGCGCAATATCAAGAACATAAAGGAATCTAGGATCATTTAGTTGGTAGTTGTGCTTAGCTGCCACTTCTTTTATTTTTTTTAATAATTCATCTTCACTCTCAGCCACCAGATCGTGGCTTTTTTCATTTTCAGGAAGTTCTGTTGTAATATCTTGACCATCTTTTTCTAATAGATAATCAGTAGTAACATCAAAGAATAAGGCTATTTTTTTTAATGTATCGTAATCAGGCTGCCTGCTTCCTTGTTCATAATTCGCTAATTTCCCCCGTGAAAAACCCAAACGTTCTGCTAGCTCATATTGGCTCAATTTTCGCATTTTTCGCAAGGAAGAAATTTTTTCGCCCAACATAGTATCACTCCTTATAAATATTATATCCAAGAAACTTAACGTTTCCAATCATGGAAACAAAAAGTTTCAAAATGTGTTGACGGACACGTATTGTTTCTGTTATATTGAAACCAGTCAGAAACGAATTGTTTCTAAAGGCGGTGAAAATCATTATTAAAAAACGATTGAAATTGTTGGAGCTGCGAGGTAGAAAATCGCGACCAGAAATTGCTAAATATCTTGGCATCACCCCACAGATGTTAGGAGCTATTGAAAGAGGCGATAGAACTCCTTCTCTTGAACTAGCCAAGCGTATTGCAGACTACTATGGGGAGCGAATTGATGATGTTTTTTTTGAGCAAAAAGGAAACAAAATGTTTCCGAAAAGAAAGGCACTTTAGATAGCCGCATAAGAAAGGAGCCATTTCTGATATGGAATTAACAAAAGAAAAGCAGTATCCACCATTATTAACAGCAAAACATGTTTCTGAAATCTGTTCGTGTCATATTAACACGGCCTATGGAATTATGAGGCAATCCCATAGGCCGGTTTGGAAGAATGGCAAGATGATCCGCCTACATCGTGATAGCTTCTTGCAGCAACTGGAGCAAGAATCAAAGGAGTTGATTGTATGAACAATACCCAACTAGCAGTAAAGCAAGTCGGACAGGCTATCAAGTTGTTGGAATCTTCGAAGCAGCTGTTGAGCCAAGCTCGAAGTGATCAGTTTATCCCGTTAGCCATCGCTTTGGATGATTTAAAGGTTATTTCAAATATTTTACTAGATTTTGAGCTCACGCCAGCTATTGCTGAAGGCGACACACACATTTTTGACGATGGCGATCACTATGATCCGGACCATGATCCATACATTTGGAATCATGAACGAATTGAAGCAACCAAGTCTCTTATGTTTGCTGAAGCACTGGCAAACGGCGAATTAAGATAAAACCCCGACACCGTTTGAGTACGATGTCGGGGGGCGTTGGGGAACGGTATGACTATAGTTTAAGGCAGCGGCGTCCCGTTGTGTGTGCATTGTATGCACAATATACAAAAAAAGGAGCATAGCAAATTGAAATTCGGGGCGATCTTACAGGCCTGCAGAGAAAGAGCAGGTCTGACTCAGGAACAGTTGGCGTTAAAGCTTCATCGATCTAGGAGTTCTATTAGCCGACTAGAAGGCGACAAGAAAACACTTGATGCAGAAACTTTACTCAAGTGGACGGAGCTGACGAATGCAAGGGAAGTAGCTGTGTCTTTCTTTTTCGGAATGGACGGTATGACCATTCTTCAAAATCTGATGCAAGTAACCAATATAGGGGGATGATTCGATGGGTTTAGCAGAGGCAAGAATCCGAATCGAAGAAACAAAGTCAATCTATCGGCGCTTAATGCATGTACAGGTTCCAGATGGAACATGGGACTGGTGGCTAAGAAATGAAATCGCGGAAGCAGAAGAAGAAATTTCGGCAAGCATAGCAAAAATGACCGCCGGCCAGGGCGATCATTTGGGTGAAGATTTTGTTTATCAACTACCACCAGTATACACGCCTCTACCATTGATAGCAAGTCAGGAGGTTTCTGCATGAGTTCACTCAAAGCGACTGCAGCAGTACAGCTAGACGGACAAGAGATGACGATCATCTTTAATGCGCTAAGAGCGCAGGCCGTTAGGACAGATGGCTATGAGAGCGATCAGAATGTTGTTTTAGCTGCAAAGATCCTGCTTGCAAAACAGCAATTTCACGCTGCGGCGTATGATGTTTTTGATCAACGATATGGTTTTTCTTGGGAAGGAGAGAAGCAATTTGCCTAATCAAAATGCCTGGGCGCAAGAACTCATGTGGGTTAAGCGCAACAAGCAGGGAGTTGTTATCGGCGTTCGGGAGCTGCCACCGGAAACAGAGAATTTTATTCCGACGCTGCCTAGCAAGGGACAAGCATGCCAAGCTAGCTGTTGCAAAGCAGTCAGAGATTAATTAGCAAGCGACAAAGGATTTGCCTTTGTCGTCGGCCGTCTGAGTAATCAGGCGTCGGACGATGCAGGTAAGTGGATGCATCAGGGAGGTTATGGAACTGACAGCGCTCATGGGCGATTATGTTCGAACAAGTTCAGGTGTCGTCGGAGAAATTACCAAAGTGTGGGGTGTTGCGCGTACCTTTTTTACCTTGCAGCTTGATTGTGGTAAGAGTGTCACGGTCATGGAGGATGATGCTCTTGAAATTGTCAGAAGGGGCAATATGAAAGGAAGGAGGAAGGCAAAGTGAAAAATGGTAAAAAGCCTACACGCCGTCAGAAGATGGCCATTCGTGCCATTAATCTTAATCCTGATAACTGGTTCGTTTACAAAACGGATGCTACTTGGATTCATCTCGTTCATCGATATACTAGCACAACTCGCTCTATTCCTAACTAAATCGCGTTTCGGGCTACGCTCTTTGCTGAAATGTGTGGCCCGATATCAGCCTTATCTCAGGTTATCAAAGTCATTTGGTGCCCTGAGATGCGGCTGACGCATCAGTGCATAGGAGAGGAGGGCGAACGATGAAACCAAGCGTTGGGAGAATGGTGCATTATCAAAGCTATGGGACGCCAGGAGGAGAGTTTAAAAGTGAACCTCGGGCTGCTGTTATAACTGGTGTTGTAGATGACGTAACTGTTCATCTTTGTGTGTTAAATCCAACTGGAATGTTCTTCAATCAAAATGTGAAACAGGGCGAAGCAGGCGGGCAATGGAACTGGCCTCCACGGGTGTAATGAGGTTTTCACTTCACACGGGAGGAGGTGACACACAGATGCAAAAGCCAAATTATATTAGCCTAGATTCCTTAGCTGGTGGCGGATTGTCCGAGCGTATCAATCGAGAGCTTGCGAAGGTTGCTGAAAACATCCTAGACCCTAACACAAAGGCCGATGCCGTGCGCACATTGACAGTAAAAATCAAAATTAAGCCTAACAAGCAGCGGCAGGCGGGGGATGTCGAACTTGTGGTAGATTCTTCTCTTGTACCAGCTGACGGATTGCCATCGATGTTCGTTTTTGATTACGACAATGAGGGTAACGCGGTGATGAAAGAAATGCAGACTGGCACAGATCCCAATCAATTGCAGTACACCCCTGAGAAGGGAATTACTGACGGGGTAGGGGAGCCGGTTAACAAAAAGGTTGTAAATGGTGTGTTCCGATAATATCAAAACTGGAGGTTTTCCCGTGATCAGAGAAGCAATTGACCGCATCCTTGGCTTAGCGGATGTCAAAACAGAGAAGATCGGCAATCAGGTCTTTACCAGCAGCAATTTATCGCTGGTCAAGGAATCGACTGCTGAAACTTTGAAAGTCCGTAATCTGAGCGGCATCATCGATTATTTGACTAATGACTTTGATAAGAAACTGCCTGTCCTCATTCATGTCGAGTCACCAACTCAAGTTAATGTCTTGACTGGATTTAACCGGGACTTAAACCGATCTGGCTTGGTTGTCGCAACGGCATTGCTACCAGATATCCAGTTTGGCAGGTACTACGATATTGAGAGCTTCAACATTCTTCTGCAAAGCTGCTTTGTTGAGACGGATACACGCGGGCATCTTTTGAAAATAGTTGGAAATGTGCGTGACGAAAATGTTACCTCTTATGGTGATGATGGTACAAGCCAGCAGGTAACAGCAAAAACAGGCGTTGCAACGGTCGAGCAGGTTAAGCTACCAAATCCGGTCTGGCTAAAACCATTCCGAACGTTCGTCGAAATTGAACAACCAGAGACTGCATTTGTTTTCCGCATGAAAGATGGACCGTCAGCTGCTCTATTTGAAGCTGATGGCGGTGCATGGAAGATCATTGCGATCAGAGAGATTAAGCAATATCTCACTGAGTCACTTTCCAAACGTGTAGAGGCTGGGGAAGTTGTTATTGTAGGTTAAACCAACAACAATATGTAGTTTGCTAGGGCCGCGCCGTTCCGTTCGCCTACGGGCCGCGGCCCATAAAAAAGGAGGGCCAGGATGCTGCAGCAAGCCTTACAGAAGATTCAACGCGAAGTAACTGACAATCCTGATAATGGCTATATCAGTTACATTGGAGCAGAGCTTATAAAGTTCATTCGTTCCAATGAGGACAAGGCTTCTTTATTTTTAGCCGATGACAAGACAATCCAGGGCAGCTTGCTAGCCATGCGGAAAGTTGCTGAAAAGAAGAAGTCAGGTAACATGGCTGTGTTAACGCCTGATGAAGGAATGACGATTGTGCTTGAGTATTATGGCATTCAGAAGCAAATAGCTGAACCGGAGCCGGTTGCAGCTGGGTTTAGTCTTAACGTCGATGATCTTTTGTGAGGAGGGAGACCAATGTCATCGCAAGATGTTGCCTTAAATGCACATAAAGCGCATTTCGGACCGATTAGCAAGGGCTTGATTGACTTTGTCGAAAACAATGCTCTCTTACGTAGCCGATACTTATTCACCAAAACGCTTATGCGTGTTCAGTACGCCTACTGCACTCATTGTAATCAGAACCATAAGCCTGATCAGCCATTGAAACATAATGCGGACGCTGTTTGTCCTCATTGTCAATCAGAATGCAAAGTGAAGAAAAGCCATGTTGGACGTAAATATTTGAGAGATGTGGCCTATGTGGTCTACTACGAAAAATCAGTTATGGATCCTTCTACAATTGTAGCATTAGGCTTTTATGTCAAAAGAGACTATTCCGGAAGCTATGAGAATGTCCAGACACTCTATTGCAAGTCCTGCAGTTACGTATTTCAAATGGGAAACAGCAGTATGTACTACACAGGGTACTATGACGAATCTAAATGGTACAGGCGGGAAAATATTTCTTCGGAATTTCCTTTATACAAAAACGGGGCTCCTTGCTATGTATCTACAGACAGTATTCGTTCTGCTGTTATGGGGACCCCCATGCAATACAGTACATGGGAATATTATTCTGATGGCGAGGATATGACAAAGTTTTTCGGTCTTTACACTAAATATCCATGTATCGAGTATTTGACCAAAATGGGATACAAATATTTTGTACATGCGAAGTTATACGGTTTACGCACCTATGACGCTATTAAGTGGAGTGGGAAAACACTTTCCCAGGTACTTAAGTTGAACAAAAAGGATTTAATGCAGTTTCGCGAATATCTTCCTTCAATTCAATTTGGTGATGAAGCGGAAGCATTGGCACTAAAACTGTATCAAATGACTTTGAATGACCGGAACCGACCGAGCTTAAAAGAGCTTGGAAAAATGGCAGACGAAATTTATCGGTGGTTCCCTAAAATGAAGCCGATGCTCAAATATCAGAATCTAAGGTTCTGTGTGTCTTATGTGAAGCGTCAATATAATAAGCTCAAAGGCAAGAAAAGGAATTATTACTATTCTTATGACGGTGCCTCGATTTTGAGTTTGTGGAAGGATTACATTGAAGAGTGTGAGCAACTAGGAATGGATTTAACTCGACAAGAGATTGTATTCCCTCATAACCTTCTAACTGCTCATGAAGCCACTTCGCAGCAAGTAAAGATTGTATTGTCGGAGCTAGAAGCGAAAAAAATTGCCAAACGATCTGAAGAGCTTGAATGCTTCCGCTTTTCATATGATGGATATATGATCCGCCCACCTGTTTCAGGGGATGAGATCATTGCTGAAGGCAAGTTTTTACGTCACTGTGTGGGTGGTTACGCTCAACGTCATGCTGATGGGGAAACAAACATCCTTATGCTTCGGAAAATAGCGGACCCTGATACCCCATTCATCACCTTAGAGATTAAGGCAGGTAAAATCAGGCAGGCATACGGTTATCAACATCGAGCGCCATCAGGGGATCTTGTACAGCTTTTGGACAAGTTTAAAGCTGAAAAGTTAAGAGAAAAGTCGAAAGCTAAAAAACGGGAGGCATCCGCAGTATGACTAAAGCAAAGCAAACAACAGCGATCGTGCCAGGAGTAGAGCAGGCCGTTGCGATCCGTACACCAGAGGTCATTGCTTCTGAAATCAGATTTATTGACAACCAAACGAGGCAGTATGTGCTTAAATCTGCCATTGATATTGGCAGTAAGTTGACTGAAGCTAAGGCACTTGTCACCCACGGTGAATGGGGAACATGGCTCAAACACAATGTTGATTACAGTCAGTCAACCGCTAATAATTTCATGAAAGTGGCTAGTGAGTATCAAAATACCCAATCGCTTGCAAATTTAAGCTATTCTCAGGCTGTCGCCTTACTTTCAGTTCCGACTGAGGAACGAGAGGCATTTGTTGAGGAGAATAATGCTGCTGAAATGTCCACTCGGGAGCTGCAGGCAGCAATCAAGGAAAAGCAGGAACTAGCCAAGCAACTGGAGGAAGAACAAAAGCGCCAAGCTGCTCAAAAGGAGAAGTTTGACGCTTGGGCCGCTAAGCAAGCGGAGGAACAAAAGGAGCTGCAAGAACGCTATCAGCTAGCTCAAGAGTTACGAGAGCAATCGGAACAGCAGTTAAATAGCCTACAGGCTGAACTAGACAAGGCCAAGGAAGGCGGGGACGACAAGGCACTTGCAAAGTCTAAGATAGAGCTTCGCAAGGCTGAAAAGGCCAAGCAAGAGCAGGAGAAGAAGGTTGCGGACCTACAGGCTCAGCTAGAGGCGCAGCAGGCCAAGGCGGAGACGGCAGCGAGTGAGATGCTCCAGAAGCGCGAGCAGGAGCTGCAAGAGCAAGCCGAGAAGCGAGAGGGCGCCTTACAAGATCAGCTGAACAAGATGAGCCAACAACTTGAGCGCAGCAACAATGAAGCGTTTCTAAAGGCAAAGTTACAGTTACAACAGATCGTGGCGCAGGGTGATGTGCTTGTTAAAGCAATTGCGGAAGTTACAGATCCAGATGAACAGGCCAAGCTCAAGGCAGCTGCAACAAACGTGGTGGACCAGCTACGTAGCCTGTTATGACATGTTTTTCTTCTTTTTTACTGACCATATATTCAAGCCTGGTGATGTGTGCCGGGTATCGACAGGATTTTATATCGAGAAAATGGTTGTAGTCCATCAAGTGAGCAAGGAAATAATATGGTGCTACGAAAACAGACCGGTTAAGTACAAGATTAACCGCAAAGGTGAAAGGGTCATAGACTTTGACCCGGCATGCGTTATGTCGCCTTATACGCCGGAAAGTTTAGAAATAACGAACGAAGTTCCCTTACAAACTGGCGGATGGGGAGCGAGATACAGAAGCTAACAACATAACCATTCGCGAAAGAGGGGTGAACGTGTGAACTACGAAGAAGAAATCCAATCCTTTTACGTCTGGCTCGAAACAAATTCGGTGACTACTCCTGCTATTGCGTTGTGGCATGCACTCATGCATACATCCAATCGGGCGGGGTGTCCGGACGAATTTACGGTAGCTTATTCGACCCTTTCAGCAAAAACGGGGCTGAAAAAGGATGCGATAATTCGTGCACGTCAAACTTTACAACAGTGCGGCAGGATTAGCTTTCGGAGTCGTACAGGTCAACAATCAGCTATTTATCAGATCATTCCATTGTCGCTTAAAACGACACAAAGCGAAAGAGTCGTTATAAACGACGCAATCCGAGCACAAACCGCGCACAATCCGAGCACAAACCGCGCACAGGGTGCTGCTATTATTAATATTTCTTCTTCTGCTTCTACATCATCTTCATCTGTTCAGGGTGCATACGAATCGTTTTATGCAGCCCATACTCGCGTTTTTGGATTTGATTGCAATCCATTTCAAGCCAATTCGCTCGCAGTGTACATTGAGCAAGATGAAATGGAGGAGGCGGTTGTTGTAAGAGCAATTGAACGAGCTGGAGCAGCTGCTACAGGTTATAATTTTAAGCTTATTACCAAGATTTTAGACGATTATTTTCATTCAGGTGCTCGAACGTTACCGCAGGCGATTGCACTGGATGAGCAGTTCTCAGCAAAGAAGCAACGCCTCACCCAGACCATGCGAAAGCCTGCAAAGGTTCATAGTTTTGCCGAGCTGGCAAGGGGGGCTGAGGCAGAATGACACTTGAAGAAACCGGCCTCCTTTTTGACCATATTGTTCACTGTTACCCTCAGTTCACAGCGGACCTGGCCAAATTACGGACCTGGCAGGATGTGCTGAAAAGTGTGACGTTGGAAACGGCGTTGCAAAATTTGAATCAGTATTCTTCTAATCCAAAAAACCAATATCCACCTCATCCTGGTGCACTAGCATCAGAGGATAAAACGGATATTGACCAGTATCACGAGAAATTGAAACTAGCTGGAGAACAAGCATTAGCAGAGTTTCACCAAAGAAATGAAAACCCAGTCCGGCCAACGCCCGAGCAGATAAAAAAGGTGCGTGAAATATTTGCAAAGTCCCGAAATTGATAATTGGAACATGCCTCATAATTTAACTGCTGAGCGCGCCGTAATTGGATCTGTTTTACTGGATGCTGAAACATTTGATCTAGCTGAATCAATCTTGCCATCAGAAAACCCATTCTATGAGCCAGCACACGATAAAATCTTTGAAGCTATGCGTGACTTGAAGGAAAAGGATGATCCAATTGATTTGGTCACGTTATCTTCTAAACTTGCTGCAAAGGGTGAGTTGGAGAGCATCGGAGGCATAGGGTATCTATCTCGTGTTGCTAGCAGCGTTCCAACAGCTTCACATGTAGGTTACTATGCAAAAGAAGTAAAGAAATGTAGCTTACAACGCTTAGCCGTCAGATTGACACACGACTTACATACCATGTCCATGAGTGGTGCTGACCCTGAGCAGATTGCGGCTTTGATGGAACAGTCAGCTGCTACGATGCTGGATCTTACTATGGTTGGTCAGGATTTCCGATCAATGTCAGAGGTTATGCTCGAAACATATGAGCAAATTGAGTCTCGCGCTATTAACCCTGCAAAGGATGGAATAACTGGACTCCCATCAGGATTTCAGGACTTGGATCGTATGACATCTGGTTTTCAGCGACAAGATTTAATTATTATCGCTGCACGTCCTTCTGTTGGTAAAACGGCGCTTGCGTTGAACATAGTGGAGCATGCTGGTGTCAAGGAAAAAGGGGTTGTTGCTGCTTTTAGTCTGGAAATGCCTGATGTTCAGTTAGGACAACGTGCGATCAGTGCGGAAAGTCACATCGATTCAAATCGCATACGTACAGGGCGGCTAGAGTTTGATGATTGGGACAAGTTGACAACTGGTATCGGAGCTTTATCAGAATCACAAATTTTTATTGATGACACGCCAGGTATTGCCGTTTCAGATATTAGGGCGAAATGTCGGAGACTTAAAAAACGTCTTGGTCGACTTGATTTAATTCTTATTGATTACCTTCAGCTGATCACGCTTAAGGGTAGAAAAAAAGAGAATCGTCAGCAAGAGGTTTCCGAAATATCGAGGATACTTAAACAAATTGCACGTGAACTAGACGTTCCAGTAATCGCATTATCACAGCTGAGCCGAGCGGTTGAGCAACGTCAGGACAAGCGTCCGATGATGTCGGATCTGAGGGAATCCGGTTCAATAGAGCAAGATGCTGATATCGTGGCTTTCTTGTATCGCGACGACTACTATGACAAAGAATCCGAGATGAAAAATATTATTGAGTTCATTATTGCCAAGCATCGTAACGGGCCTATAGGTACTGTGGAATTAGTCTTCTTGAAAGAGTTCAGTAAGTTTCGTGGATTGAATCGAGTACATACAGCGGAGGTGCAAGGAAGTGCCGTTTGAAAAGGAATTATTGTCCCTTCAACCTGGAGAACAAACCATCATCATCATAAAGGGCCGCGGGTTCTTGGTTCGACCAGCTGACGATGATGATTATGAAACAGTTTCCCGCGGTTACGAATGCCTAGATTAACGTCAAGGGGTGGGATGCGTGATTAAAGCTAAAACAGTTGAGCAATTTTATTTATTAAAATGGCTTGAAACTAATTTCGAAACGAAGTTCCTAGAGATAAAGCTAATTGATAGGCACAGAATTAAGATTAGAGACCAAGACAAAAAAATAGCACTTATTACTTATGTCGATAAAGACAACATCACTTTATCTGTTGATACAACATTTTGAATAAGGAGGCACATGACCTCATGGATGTAAGAGATTTTTTGATAATTTCACGACTTATCAATGACTGCCCGAATTGCGGGAGTGACCTTATCGGTGATGGCGAGGGATCACTAGAGGTTAAAAACAATATCATCCAGCGTACATGCAAGTGTGGGTTTAAATTCGAATACGACTCATCCAATGGAGCAAACAGAAAGATTATCAAAAAAGCTATAAGCGATGCCTTAACTGCTATGAAAATCGGCTGAATATTAAGGAACTTAGGAGGGTGGATATGAAAAAAGGTGATTGGATTTCTTTCCAAAGCGGCGGCGTAGGCAAAATTATTCGGATTGCGAAGGACAAAAGTTGGGCAGATGTCTGGTGTGGTAACTGGTCGAAACGTGTGCCTGATCCCGAGAAGCATTTGAAACCGTACACTGGTCAGTTTTGAATACGGAAGGACATAAAGATGGAGAAAAGATGCGCTAATCCGAATTGCAAGTACGACTATTGCACAAGACGCGTTTTGTACGGCGACATCGTGCTTTGCTGGATCTGCTTCAAACGTATCCCTCCCAAGCTTCGTGCTGAAGCCAGTAGGACGGGTAAGAATCAAGGAATTCCAAACGGATAAGCTTGATATTGAAGATCATGAGGAGGTTTATGGATGAGTCTCAAAAACGATATCAAAGCAGCTTGTCGTGGAGCTAAGTTGTTAGAAAAAGATGGGTTTCATTCTGAAGCATGTTCAATTCATAGTGTTATTTCAGAAGCAGAGATATTGTATCGTCGTAGCAGCGACGTTTCCAATCTGAAAAAAGGTGATTATGTAGTAATGCATACATGCATGGAAGCTAGTAACCCGAAGTATGCAGGGAAGATTTGGACTTGTAGGTCTGATGCATTTCGCCCTAAAGGTCATGATTATTGCTCAATATTTTTAGAAGGTTTTAGCGGATCGTTTTCAGCAGAATATCTCCAAAAGGTTGATGTTGGGCTGCGCTCGCTTGATGATTGGCATGAGAATTACGGTTCTGTGCTTTGGTGGAAGTTTCCAATTGAAGAACCGCCATATTGCGGATCGCCGCTTGATTCGGATTGGCCAGACTATCATACTCACTGGACTCCGCTACTTACACCGAAGCAACTGGTTTGAAATATCGAAGGACATGAGGAGGGAAAGCCAATATGGATAACCAAAAATATGAACGCACGTTAGACGGAGCAAAATTGTTGGAATGGATGTACGAAAACGGGGGTTTCAGCCTTAAAGCAGCGGATATGATCGCGGACGAGATGGAGAAAGGTACGTTTGATAAAGTGGCAGATGCATTTGCTGCCAATGATCGAATGATCATTGAGGCGGCAAGGGGGGCCGGAATATTATCCGAAGGTAATCATGATAACGCACTTCTTAGGATTTTAGGGGAGATGCGAGATAGAGGAATACAGCTTACAGAGGAAAAGGTGATTGCGGTTGTCGATAAACCTTCGTGCATTAGGGATGATCGAGAAGGCTCTAGCGCCAATGTTAAGGTCTAGGAAAGATATCCGTAATTTGAATTTATTCGTTTCATTTGATTCCGAACTAGCAAAGGTGCCTTACATTAATACGCGATATGGAGCACTAGCTATATGTACAAGTCCTACTTTGGGAAAGGGTTATGCATATTTAATTGAACGGCCATTGACCAGAGGCGGACACTCCTTTGCCTGGGTTGCAAAGCCAGAGGTAAAAGCAAAGAAAAAAAGAGCTTAGCGCTGCCGAGGACGTTGGGGAACGGTATCCGGGAGCGCGACAACCCTCATCAACTATTATAGCATATGCTTAATAAGTGGGTGAGGTAGATGTCGGAAAGCATTGAACAGCTTGAGCTGTTTCCAAGTGCGACTAAATCGGAAGTTGAGCTTACTAAGGATTTACTCGAAGAGTACGAACAATGTCTGCTATTGCGAGATACCTTCGAGGAAGACCTGCATGATCTGGATAAGTCAGAGTTAGAATCCTATAAAGAGTGTGTCCGGAAAATCAAGAAAATCAAACGAGCTGCTAAATCGATACTTGACCCAACGATCAGAGAGATAATAGACTATCGATATATTCAATGTAATACGTACACTTCTACTGTGTACCATTTTGCCAGCAAGATGGATGACAGAACGGTGGAACGTAAGATGATTAAAGGGATTGAAACGATAGCTGAAATCTTAAAGATATACTGAAATTGACGGTATATCGACGCTATGTCGCCAGTCAAATATCTAACAAATAAGGGTACAGTGGAATCACAAAGAGCTAATTGCTCGGGTGATCCTACTGTACCCTTATCAATTGTAGGACTCGGCCACGCGGTGGGATGATTAGCATCCTTAGACGTTTATCGTCATGCGTGTGGAGATGGGCGTGGGCTTGAGACCCATAATGTTTTAACAAGAGGATTCGATATTCCCAAGCGTTTGGGATTAATCGTTTCCTCTTGTCAGGACGTTATTTCAAAAAGTCGCTTAGGCGGCTCTTTTTTATATAGAAGGGAGGCATGACCGGATGCGGTACTATTGTCGAAAACCAAAGGATGATGATCGGCAGCTGCAGCCGGTCAATTGCCGAGGATGTATATGGGGGCGGTGGGAATCGCCTAAACAGTTTTGTTCCAAAGCCGTCTGTATTAGATCCCTTGACCAGGGAGGTGGGAACGGTGAATTTCGTCCAGCCTATCCGGGATCGGGAGATGATCGAACTGGTAAAGGATTACTTCAAGGCTCAGTCTTATCGTAATTACATGATGTTTGTATTCGGTATTAATACTGGATTACGAATACAAGACATTCTAAAGTTTCAAGTCAAAGATGCAATTGGAGACCAGATTGTCATGTATGAAATGAAGACGGGTAAGAGAAAGATCATTGAGATCAACCCGAAGCTGCAACGTGAAATTAAGAAGTATGTTACTCAGCTTAAGATGCAATCAAATGATTATCTGTTTCCATCCCGACAAGGTGGACAAGGAAAGAAACCTATTAAACGGGATATGGCCTATAAGATTATGCGAGCAGCTGCAAAAGAGTTCGGTCTAGTTGACATTGGGACCCACACGATGCGTAAGACGTTTGGCTACCATTTGTATGACAAAACCAAGGATATCACGTTGGTCCGCAAGATGCTGAATCACTCAGATGATAGTTCAACGATGAGCTATATCGGATTGGATCAGGATGCGATGAACAAAGCGATGAAGCAGTTTAGTCTATGAGTTCCCTTCTATTAACCAGTGTATAACTCATTTTCAGAAAATGGGTAAAAGCATTGATAATAAAGGGTTTTACAGCAGAAGATGAGTTATGCTCTCTATTAAGATATGCATAAGTCGTGGATAACCTGTGAACCCAGTGGATAACCTGATGCACGAGGACCGGAAACCACCTAGAAGAACCAGAAAAAGGTACTTCCGGAGGCCTGATTTGGGTGAGGGTGCTAGCGACCCCGAGTTTCAGCTAGCTACAATTTTTTTTTAGTCATTTCGCTTCGTAATTGTTAACTATACAGTCATGTGCATTTCTATACATGCGCCCCAATCCCTTATGCTGTAAGGGAATTTTTGTGTTTGAGGATGCTGGAAAATCGAGGAGGTGAAGAAGTGTCTGCCGAGAAAAGCGAAATGGTTTTTAACACAAAACAGCTTGCCGAAGCTTTTGAAATGACCCCGAGAAGGGTACAGCAACTTGCGGAGGAGGGAGTTTTCCCCAAGGCAGGCCGGGGCAAGTATTTGGCAATCGAGTGCATTAAAAATTACACCCGATCGCTTCAAGCCAAAACGGGAAGTGGTACCGTCGATTTGGATTATGAACGAGCACTCCATGAACGAGCAAAGCGAGAGAAGACAGAGTTGCAACTGGCAGTCATGAAAGGCGAGATGCATCGATCAGAAGACGTTGAGTACGTCATGAATGATATGATTGCAGCTTTTCGATCTCGGATATTGTCTTTACCTGCTAAGGTGTCCCCTCGGCTGGCAGGCAAAAAGGAAATCCCCGTCATATTGGAAATACTGACAACCGAAGTCCGTGATGCGCTTAACGAACTCTCGGAGTATTCTGCGCCGGTGTTTTATCAACGCAGTAAAGAATATGTGGAGCTTGATCAGGAAGATGAAGAAACAGAGGCGTAAGCTTCAGCAGCTATTTCAGAAAATAGCTAGTTTGGTTTCTCCGCCACCGCTTTGGACCGTATCACAGTGGGCAGACGAGCGCCGGCGCTTGTCTCCCGAAGCCTCTGCGGAGCCAGGTCAATGGCGGACAGATCGAGCACCGTATCAGCGCGATATTATGGATGCTATTAATGATGTGGAGATAGAGACAGTAATTATAATGTCCTCTGCTCAAATTGGTAAAACAGAATTCCTACTTAATATCATTGGATACTATATTGACTATGATCCAGCACCTATTATGCTAGTTCAGCCTACGTTGGACTTAGCGCAGGCCTTTTCTAAAGACCGGCTAGCCCCTATGCTTCGAGATACCCCAGCTTTGCGCGGCAAAGTGAAGGATGTAAAAAGCAAGGATTCTGGCAATACACTACTGCACAAAACTTTTCCCGGTGGTCATATCACGATGGCGGGAGCTAATTCGCCTGCATCTCTGGCCAGCCGACCGATTCGAATTGTACTAATGGACGAAGTTGATCGGTACCCGGTTTCAGCGGGAACAGAGGGTGATCCGGTTTCTCTTGTTAGCCGTCGTTCAGAGACATTCTGGAACCGGAAACGGGTCTTGGTGTCCACGCCAACAATTAAGGGCACCTCACGGATCGAGTTTGCTTATAACGATAGCACAATGGAACAATGGAGCCTTCCTTGTCCCAGCTGCGAAAGTAAGCAGCCGCTTAAATGGGAGCAATTGCATTTTGATACCATACAGATGGCTTGTAAGGACTGCGGTGCGCTTCATGATGAACATGAGTGGAAGTCAGGTGAAGGTCAGTGGATTGCAAGACAGAAGAGTGCCGTTAGGGGTTTTCATTTGAACGCTTTAGCAAGCCCGTGGAAAAAATGGTCTGAAATCATCCGGGACTTTAAAGAAGCCAAGCGTGGCGGTCCTGAAATGCTTAAAACCTTCATTAACACGCTTCTAGGCGAGACATGGGAAGAAGAAGGCGAGCAACTTGAAGAGGAAGCGTTGATGGAACGAGCGGAGGAGTATAACGCTGCTGTGCCTGCTAGTGTGAAGATTTTGACAGCTGCCGTCGATGTGCAGGATGATCGTTTTGAAATCGAGGTAGTCGGCTGGGGAGCAGGTAAAGAGTCGTGGGGGATTTCCTATCATAAAATCTTTGGCGATCTAAGACAACCGCAAATATGGCATGATCTTGACGAGTTTCTACAGCGAACGTGGGAAAACGCCGAGGGTGTTCGTTTTACTCCAGCTTGTGTTTGTATGGACTCCGGCGGCCATTACACAACAGAGGTCTATCGCTTTTGTGCGCCGCGAGAGACGCGGAGAATCTTCGCAATTAAGGGGCAAGGAACACAAAACGGCGAATATATACCGCTTATAAACGGTCACTCACGTACACCGCGAGAAAAAGCGGTTCTATTTAAGATCGGCGTCGATGAAGGGAAAGGGAAAGTGTTCAGCAGTTTGAAAATCTCTGAACCTAGCCCTGGATATTGTCATTTTCCGAAGGACCAGGGGTATTCGTTGGACTACTTCAAGGGGCTAACAGCTGAAAAGTTACAGACAAAATACCGCGCTGGCGTGGCATACAAGGTCTGGAAGAAGACTCGAGACCGTAATGAACCGCTTGACTTGAGAGTGTACAACACAGCGGCTCTTGAAATCTTAAATCCGCAACTTGATGTTGCTCCGCCTTCAGTGCCAAAGCCTAAGCCTGCTGCAAACAGACCGGAAGCTAAAAAACGATTTGTAAAAAAATCAAGTATATGGTAGGTGAAATAAATGGGATGCGATCCAAGACAGCTCAAACGGTGGAAAGATCAGCTTGAGGTCGTCTTGCAGCGCCTTGACTCCTATTATAAAGCGGAAGAGGCAGTAATGAGCTCTCAGGAATACAGAATTGGAACACGAAGTCTTAAGCGGGCCGATTTGAATTCCATACGTGATGAAATTAGGAGACTGCAAGATAGGAAGGATGAACTGGAGAACGCCATTGCTACTTGTGGAAATCCCAATCAGCGAAAGGCGTATCGAGTAGTTTTTCGAGACTTATAGAATAAAGCCGCTAAGGACCTCAATAAATTAAGGAGTGATACCTATCATTTACAACCAAGATTGCATAACAGGGGCACAACAGTTTATTGAAGACGAAACAGTAGATTTAGTCATCGCAGATCCACCTTACAACCTTGGCTTTGGCGGCACCAACCACACCAAAACTAAAAAACCGCGATTTAACGTCATTGCTAACGATCAATTGTCACATCGGAACTATCAGCAGTTTACGTTTCAATGGTTGCGGCAAGCATACCGGATATTGAAGCCTGGACGTCACATCTATGTATGCATCGATTGGCGGATGTACCCCTACATGGCGCTATGGATGAGACGAGTTGGCTTTGTTATTAAAAACTGCATCGTTTGGAACAAAGTAAACATGGGTATGGGATGGCAATATCGTTTCCAACATGAATTCATCATTTTTGCAGTTAAGGGGGAGAAATCACGAAGGATCAGCACCAGGTCAGCAACCGACATTTGGTCTATCCCTCGTATTCCCGGCAATAAAACCATTCATCCAACAGAAAAGCCATTGGAAGTGATGAAAAAGATCGTTCTAAACAGTAGTGAACCTGGGGAGTTAGTGGTTGATTTCTTTTCAGGATCAGGTCCAGCGAGTGAAGCAGTGATCTGCTGTGATAGGAGGATAATTGCTTTTGAGATTGATCCAGTTTGGTATGACGTATCCCGAAAAAGAATAGATTCCCTCAATAAGTGATACTTGACTGGATCTTAGGTATCCGCAAGGGTATTATTTGTTAAAGGAGATGAATCTTGTGGATAAGACTCGTTATTGTTGTAACGAATGCGAGAAAGAATTTACAATCCGGAAGATAGATGAAAGTAGAGTTCAAGATGATGTTGAACGGACGTTCTTTGTTTGTCCATATTGCAAACGTGAATACACCGTCTGTTACACAGATGTTGTTCTGAGAAATGAACAGCGTGATGTGAGGATTTTGTATGAAAGAGCAGGAAAGACAAAGGATGAGAAAAAGAGGCTTGAGTTGAAGGAACGAATTCAAAAGAAACAGGTTGTCATGAAAAAGAGGATGGATGAGCTGTTAGAGCAGTTTGAACCTTCAAAAAAGGACAGTAACTCTTAAAAAGAGCCGCTGTCCTTTTTGTATTTAATGATAGCGATATGGGGGTGAATACATTGAACTTTATTGACCGCGCCATCGCTTGGGTTTCTCCGTTCCAGGGATTGAAGCGGGAAGTCGCCCGAACGAAACTTGGGATGATGCGACAGTTTACGAATAGCGGATACAGCCACAGCGGAGCGAGTCGTCGCAAAAAAAGTATGCAAGGGTGGGAAAGCGATAGTCGCAGCCCACAGGAGGACATCGGTAATAACCTTCATCTATTGCGAGAAAGATCCCGTGATTTATACATGAGCGGTGGTCTGGCTGCAGGAGCGATTAACAAAAATAAATCTAATGTGTTGGGATCAGGCTTAACGCTTAAATGTCAACTCAATTACCGTATGCTTGGCATTACCCAGGAGAGTGCGAAGGAATGGGAGGATAAAACGGAGTTTGAGTTCAAATTGTGGGCCGAGTCCAAGATTGATCATACAGGTCTGAATGATTTTTACGATTCACAGCGCATTGCACTTACAGGCTGGCTGCTCAATGGGGATTCTTCAGCCATTGTAAAATATGCAGACAGTCCAGAAGCACTTAACCCTTATCGGCTCCGCTTGCATTTAGTTGAAGCTGATCGTCTAAGCAATCCGGAACGATACTCGAGCTACACCCCGTTTGTATCTGCTATGGGAGACGGGGTCGGAGCTAACAGTTACATTTCACTTCGGTCAGGCGGTGCTATTCAAAACGGCATAGAAACTGATGAGAGCGGCAAGGTTGTTGCGTTTTGGATTAGTAATCGCCATCCTAATTCAATGCTACCAACACATCAACCGCTAGAATGGGCGCGTGTGGAGGCACAAAACCGGATAACCGGCCTGCCAAACTGTGTGTTTATCGTTGATCCTGACCGACCTGAACAGTATCGCGGCGTACCTTACTTAGCGCCCGTGATTGAACAAATCAAACAAATGAACCGTTATGCTGATGCGGAAATTGCGGCGGCTATTGTTAACAGCTTCTTTGCTGCTTTTATTAAAGTTGATGGGCCAAAGAATGAAATTCCTTTCGGTAGTTCGATTGCAACGGAAGATCAAATTGAGATGTCACCGGAAGATCGGTTGGCCAGTTATGAAATGGGACCGGGAACGATAAATATTTTGGGAGCTGGTGAGGATGTCACCTTTGGCGATCCAAAGCATCCAACAGCGGGGTTTGAACCCTTTACCATGACGATGGCAAAACTGGCAGGTGCAGCACTCGATATGCCATATGAGGTATTGCTCAGTGTTTTTAATTCCAGTTACTCCGCCAGCCGCGCCGCTTTGTTGCAAGCCTGGCGCGTTTTTCGTGACCGACGGGATTGGTTTGCGAGTGATTTCTGTCAGCCGCTGTATGAGACATGGCTATTCGAAGCTGTTGCAACTGGACGGATAAAAGCACCGGGTTTCTTCCAGGATGCAGCTATGCGCAAAATGTGGAGCCAGGCGCTATGGATTGGACCAAGTCCGGGTCAAATCGACCCGATAAAAGAGGTTCAGGCGGCTGTCCATCGGATTAACAATGGTTTCTCGACCCATGAAAAAGAAACTAGTGAGCTAACCGGAATGGATTGGGATACCAATATTGATGTTCTCAGGAGCGAGTGGAAATTGAGAGAAGGTATCCCAACGGCTCCTACCGATAAAAAACCGGTGGAAGGGGGTGAACAAAATTAAAAGGATCGATATTTCTGGTCGAATCATCCGTAATAATGAGCAAAGGGTCTATGATTATTATGGATACGATGCAACTTCACCAGCTAAAGTAAGAAAAATGTTGCAAGAAGCAGGTGGCCAACCGATTGAGGTTTATTTCAATTCTGGTGGTGGTGATGTATATGCGGGATCAGAGATTTATACAGAACTTAAGGAGTACAAAGGAAAATCTGTAGGTAAGGTCGTTGGGGTTGCCGCTAGCTCCGCATCGGTCGCCGCTATGGGTGTACAAACCCTTCTGTTATCACCGACCTCTCAACTCATGATTCACAATGCTGCAACAGGTACCTGGGGGGACAAAAACGAGCATAAACACAGTTTTGACATGCTGAATGTAACAGATCGAGCAATAGCGAACGCTTACCTGCTTAAAACAGGGAAATCGAAGCAAGAAATTATGGAATTAATGAACAAGGAATCGTTCTTCACAGCAGAAGACGCTGTAGCTTTAGGATTTGCTGACGGAATTATGTTCGATGAGAACAATCAATTATCTGCGGTGGCTAGTCTCCATAATGAAGGTGCGTTACCTTCGCTAGTTATTGAGAAGTTTCATAACGAAATCATAAATCTAATCAACCGAAAAGGAGAAGATGAAACCATGAAAGACAATAACACACACACCACAACCGCCCCTGTGGCAGCGGCCGCAGCGACACCACCGTCCGCTGTCCAAACTATGGTGGTGCCAGTTCCACCAGTAGCACAACCTGTTGCAACAATCGATTACGCCGCCCAGGAGAGGGAGCGCCTGAAGGGAATCGATGCAATTGCTGCCAATATCGACGCGGATTTGGTCAATGATGCTAAGTATAACAACCCGATTACTGCCGAGCAGTTGGCCTTCAAGGCAATGAAAGAAGGAAAGCTGTTGAACGCGGGGCTATTTAACCAAGCAGTCGAAGCGAATCGTTCTGCTGGTACGGATCAGGTTCAAGCACAAGCACAAGCTGTACAACAAACCAATGATCCAGATGTGGATTTGAGCAATATGGCAGGTGTCAATTCGATTTTCCAAGCACTGGCAGCGAATGCACAAGCCAATCGCCAACAAGGAAGGGGGCAATAAGCGTGGGAACAATCTCAACACAATTCGCTTCTTCGGATGACCGTACTTTCTTTGGTGGCACCGAGATCACACCACTTACGACATCCGTCAAACTGGCAGCAGGTCAAGGTGTGCTATATAAGGGAGCGTTGCTGGGTAAGGTGACGGCAAGTGAAGAATATAAACTGGCTGATGGAGCTGCCAATGATGGTAGCGAAGTTGCATCGTATGTACTGGCAACTCCAGAAGTGGATACGAGCACAACGGATTTAGAGGCGGTAGCCTACAAAACGGGTATTTTCAACCGTGACGCACTTTATGTTGCGGAAGGCGATACCGTAGATAAGCATGCCGAGGAACTACGCTTAGTCAATATACACTATAAGACGGATTACTAGGAGGATTAACGATGAAGCTGAAACAAAGCGCGATCATGAACCGCCTACGGGGCGGGTTTGCTTCTCCGCAAAATGCTAGCGGACCCAATGTTAATATCAACGATCCCCAATCGATGCAAAGGCCGTACAGTAAACGGATGCCAGTCACCACATTCATTCGGGATACATTTTTCCCAGGTGTTGATACTTTCCCAACAAAACATGTACTAATGGACTTTTACAAAAACAAACAGCGTGCAGCTCCATTCGTGGCTGAAGGCGCTCGATCTGTTAACGTTCGTCGGGAAGGGTTTAAAACACAAATTTATACTGCACCTTTTATCGATATTAATAAGCCGTATGATGTGGATTTGCTGCAAGGTAGGCTCCCGGGAGAAAACCCGTTTGGCAGCGGGATTACACCGGAGGAACGTGCGTTGGTCCACATGCAGAACGACTACAATGAGTTGGATGATCAAATTACACGCCGAGAGGAAGTGATGGTGTCTGATCTACTGCAATCGGGAACGGTAACAGTAACAGGTTACATTGATGATACGGCGACAAAAGTGCGGACAGACACCATTGACTATGGGTTTGACAATTTGATTGATCTGACTGGCGGCGGGAAATGGAATCAGTCCACATCTAAGAAATATGACGACTTATACGAAGCCGTATCGCTTGTAAGAAAGGCTGGTTATAATCCAGAAATTGCGATTCTCGGGGAGGATGCTACTCGCCAACTGCTGGCTGATGAGCGATTTACGAAACAGTACATGGACTTGCGCTTTGCACAGTTCGGAACCATAAACCCACAACTGAACCTTGCAAACGGCAATGGCTATGCCTATATCGGTCGTTTAACAGAGCTCGGGATTGATCTTTATCAATACATTGCATGGTATTGGGATGATACAGATGAAAAACTCAAACCATACATTGCCCCGGAGAAGGTCATTGTCGGCGCTAGAAATATTGGTGAAATGGTGTACGGTGCTATTACGCAAATTCCAGAAGGATCTGACAATTTCGTAACGATCGAAGCAACTCGCGTGCCGAAAGTAACGGTCAACCGTGAGCATGATACGAAAAAACTAATGCTGAAATCCCGTCCGCTGCCGAAACCTTTTGACGTCGATTCCTGGGCTGTCATCAATACTTAAATCCCAAACGCTTGGGAAAATGAAAGGGGAAATAGCATGCAATATCGAGTGAATAAAGGGTTTGTGAAGCATCAGGGTGCCTTGTACGGGAAGGGCACCCTTTTTGATGCCGACCCCGGTGACGTTCTTCTTCTCGTTAAATCGGGAAAGGTTACTGAACAGACGCCGCTTAATCCAGGACATATCCCTCTGTTAGAAGGCAAAGACACTTTTGTTCTTCCTTCGCCCGATGATTTTTCGAAATTGAGCGCGGAGAAGCAAAAAGAACTGCTGAAGGAGTTGGAAGTCGAACCGGCTTCTAACCCTGAACTGAGAATGGAGCAGTTTTCTGAAATATACGAGCAGGCGATTGAAGAAGATGGCGTTTAAGGAACAAGTCGCGCAGGACGTCGAGTCAGTTTTTATTAATATCGACGAATTCGGCGTTCCCATGTACATTGATGGCGAGGTCTACGATGTTGTCGTTGACTCCGACCTAAGCAACGAGCGTGAGCGACTTTATACCGTGGGTCGGGCTGGCACAAATCCGATAGGAGTATACCAGTCTACCATTATCATTTTTATTCGTGAAAAGGATTTAGGCTATGTCCCGGAAGAGGGCCGACATGTGTATTTCGGCGACTCTGAGGAAAATAGCTATCCCTACGTCGTATCAAAGGTATCATCAGCTGCGGGTATCCTCGAAATTACTATCGAGGGGAATAAAGCATGAAAATAACCATCGAATCCAAGCAATTGAAACAGGCAACGATCGGATTGAACTTTGTAGAGCGGAACATCCCGAAAGCAATGACCTCTGCGCTTAATCGAGTTGGCACAGAGGTCAAAACGGCTGCATCAAGAGAAATCCGGAAAAGGTATGATGTACGAGCCACTGACATAAAAAAATACGGCAAAATCAATGTGACAAGAGCTAGTACAGCAACTATGCAACTCATACTCAAGTCTGTCGGCCCTAGCATTCCGTTAATACGCTTCCGTACACGGCCATCTAGGCCGCCTATACGTCGTCCGAAGGTATTAACCGCATCGGTAAAGCGGAGCGGCGGGAAGCCTATCCCAGGCGCTTTTGTGGCGCTGATGGGAAGCGGTCATGTCGGGGTGTTTAAAAGGGTAGGTAAGAGAAGAAATCCTATCCAAGAACTTTACGGTCCCGCTGTTCCGGTTATGCTTGGCGAAGATGGTGTAGCGGAGAACCTCAATGAAGTGGCGCAGAAGAGTATGAATAAGCGTTTGAATCATGAGGTTAACCGCGTTCTAGGGAGGTTTAAGGCAACGTGATAGCTGCATTTCTTTTGAGATCGCTTTGTGATTTTTTGAGAGAAACCGTCGCGGACTACGCAGCAGCTCAGTCAACTCGTGGCGAGTATGTAACACCAACTGTTTTTGACTGGTACTTACCATTTAAAAGCGGGGGTAAGGAAGAGGTTGACTTTCCCTTTATTACGGCACGGATCGTCGAAGGGGAAGATCGTGAATATAGCCCGTCTGCATCACTTTTATCGACGGTAAGAATTGACCTTTCCTTTGGGGTCTACAGTGGACAAAGGATGGTTAAACCCACTGATGACCCGATACATCCAGATGGATCTTATGACTTGCTCAACTTGATGGAGCATGTGCGTATTGCGTTATTTAAGCAGGGCATTATTGATGAACAGTTCCAAATTGAGCGCCCGTACAAGTGGCGGATACCCGAAGAGCAACCATATCCATTATGGGTAGGGGAATCTCAGACTCTATGGACTGTGCAGAGTGTGATCCAAGAAAACATTAAGGGGGTAGATATTCATGGGTACAGATAGCCAGGCAGAAGTCAAGACAACTGCTCCTGACACAGAAGGAAAAGTAAAAGCTACAGGCAAAACATCCAAAACTCCACAACCGCAACAATTAATCTATGTCGGCCCCAACCTCCCTGGTGGCCGACTTTCTCGTTTTCGGGTGTTTCGGGAGGGCATACCGCCTTACTTGGATGACATCATTCAAGATAATCCGGATCTGGAACGCTTAATCGTTCCTCTAGATATTTTCCCTGATGTTGTTAAGCGGGTTGAAACGCCAGGAACAATAGAGCATGCTGCAGCAACAAAGCTAATGGAAGGGAAGCGTGATGAGTAGTGGCATACAAACACGGAATTGGAGTAAGAGAAGTAAAGGGTTCTGCTATACCAATAGTTACATCAAGTTTTGTGCCGGTTGTATTTGGTGCAGCGCCTATTAATCTGACCAATCTCGAAACGCCTCCAGTAAATAAACCAGTCCTTTGCTTTGGATATGATGAGGCTAAAAATGCATTCGGGTACTCGGATGATTTTAACTTTACATTGTGTGAGTTTATGAGTTCGCATTTTTCACTATTTAAGGCTTCACCGGTTATTTTGGTCAACGTACTCGACCCTGCAAAACATAAGGTAAATGTACCGACCGAAAAAATATCTATTAATAAAGACATTGCAACGATAGAGGTGCAAGGAATTCTTGCGGACAAGATTGTTGTAAAGTCTGATGATGGCTCAAAAACCTACGATAAAGGCAAGGACTACGCTACAAACTTTGATAATGATGGCAATCTCGTCATTCAGCGTATTGCTTCCGGAACAATACCTGCAAATACAACTTCGCTATCGGTACAGTACGAGAAAGTCGACCCGTCCGCAGTAAAGGCTGCCGATGTCATTGGCGGTGTCGATACAAACGGGAAGTATACTGGCTTGGAATTAATTGATCAAATCTTTCCACGCTTCCGCGTTCTGCCGGGCATGGTACTTGCTCCAGGACACTCAACCGATCCAAGTGTTGCAGCGGTAATGACGGCCAAGGTGAGCAATATCAATGGACTCTTTGAATCGATTTCACTCACGGATATCCCAACAGATCAAGTAAAGAGCTACACGGATGCAGCAGCGTGGAAAAACAATAACAACTACACGTCTAAATTGCAGATCGTTGGATATCCGAAGGTTTTAATGGGTGAAAAGCAGTACCACCTCTCGACACAACTAGCGGGCGTCATGTCTGTTACGGATGCGTCTAACGATGATGTTCCTTATGTATCACCGTCGAATCATAACCTGCAGGCTGCTGGCGCGGTGCTTAAAGATGGAACTGAGGTATTCCTTGGTCCAGATCAGGCTGCCTATATCAACGGTCAGGGGATTGTCACTGCCCTGAACTTTATCGGTGGTTGGGTGGCTTGGGGAAACCGTACAGGAGCATATCCAGCTAATTCTGATCCAAAGGATACTTTTATTCCTGTGCGCAGGATGATGACTTGGATTAAAAACACAATCATTCTTACCTATTGGCAAAAAGTAGATGCACCTGGAGATCGCCGATTGACGGCATCTGTTACGGACAGCTTAAACCAATGGTTTAACAGTTTATCAGCTCAAGGATATCTGCTCGGTGGCCGAGTAGAATTTAATGAATCCGAAAATCCTGTAACGGATTTGGCAAATGGGAAAGTGAGATTCCACGTTTATGCAACGCCTCCAAGTCCTGCTGAAGATATTGAATTTATTGTCGAGTATGATGCGCAATATCTGACCACACTTTTTGCATCTTAAAGGGAGTGAGAGTTCATGAAAAAAATTCCAGATAAATTAATTAACTTCACCGTATACAAAAACGGCAGTCAGTGGCTGGGGACATCAGACATTGTGTTGCCGAACCTTGAAGCGAAGACCGACACCTTATCGGGTGCAGGGATTAGCGGTGAAATAGAAGTTCCGACAATCGGACACTTTGGTCCTATGGCTTGTACCTTAAATTGGCGCACGGTAAGCCGCGAAGTGATCGACTTACTTCAATATGAAGCCACTACACTCGACTTCCGAGGTTCTCAACAAGTTCTTGACCCTGCAACGGGTAAACTTGATACCTCCGGTTTTCGCTGTACCGTGAAAACACTCGCGAAAAATGTGAACTTGGGTAACCTTGCCCCATCATCGTCAACGGAAAGCAGTACAGAGCTTGAGGTTGTATACATTAAATTATGGCAAGATGGCGTTGTCGTTATTGAGATTGACAAGCTTAACTTTGTTTATCGAGTCAATGGCAAGGATTTAATGGCCAAGATCCGCACTCAACTTGGTATGTAGGAGGAGAAAAATAATGAAGTATACATTGAAAAACCCCATTGAATTTGATGGTGAGCAGGTAACTGAAATAAACCTTACACTTGATGCTCTGAATGGTCAGGACATAATTAATGTTGACCGTCAGTTTTTTTTGAGCTCTCAAGCCAATCAGGCCGTTCAATTAAAAGAGAACACAAAAGAATATCAAATGTTAATTGCTGCGACTGCTGCCAGTAAGCCGATCGAATTCTTTACAATGCTAAAGATTAAAGACTTTAATGAGATCTGTTTTAAGGTGCAACGTTTTTTGCTATATGGGGATTTGGAAGTGGATCAGTAAGCAGAGTAAGCTTTGGGCGAGTAATTATGAAGCTTGCTGTAGGTCTAGCGAAAGAATGCCATACGCCAATTCCCTATTTTTTGTCGTTGCCTCTAATTGATCTGTCGACCTGGGCAGACGTGATAAATGCAACGATAGAGGAAGGGGGGTCATAAGATGTCCAAGGATTATGAAATAAAGTTTAAACTTGGAGCCGATCTTGAGACATCCTTCTCCAAAAGTTTCGCGGGTGCATCAAAGGATTTTAAAGCAATGCAGCAACATCTTACGAGTTTAAATAGGGGCATGGTTGGAAACTTCAATATGACTAAGCCTCTGAGGACAGATATTGAAAAGACTCGACAAGCATTCGGCACGTTGCATTCTGCCGGGCAAAAAATGATTAATTCCCTTAAGGTCGCTGGCGGAACCCTCGTCGGCGGCTTTGCTATAAATAAGGTTATTGGTTACGGCAAGGACGTTGTCCAGACCTACGCCAACTTTGAACAAGGAATGGCAAATGTAAAGGCCGTATCAGGCGTTGCAGGGGACGAATTTGCCAAACTATCTGCCAAGGCAAGGGAAATGGGTGAGAGAACATCCAAGACGGCGAGCGAGGCTGCTGACGGCCTCCAGTTCCTTGCTCTCGCCGGATGGAATACGGAACAGATGTTAGCCGGTATCGAGCCGGTACTTCGTTTATCAGAAGCCGGGGCAATGGATCTAGGTCGAGCGTCTGACCTTGCTACAGACTCAATGGCTGCTCTTGGTTTAGGTGTTAAGGACTTACCTGCCTATCTTGATAAAGTGGCGCAGACATCAAGGCGATCCAACACAAGTGTTCAGCAATTAATGGAAGCTTTCCTCATTGCTGGTGGATCATTCAAAACCTTTAACGTTCCGTTGGAAGAGGCTACATCACTTCTCGGTAGCCTGGCGAACAGAGGCTTTAAAGGTTCTGAGGCTGGTACGGCAATGAATGCGATCATTACCAACCTTACTTCCGGTCTTGGTCAGTCGGGTACGGCGATGAAAAAGCTTAAGTTATCAGCATTTGATGCGAAAGGTAACTTTAAGGGTCTGGAAAAAGTGTTTAGTGAGGTCAAGGCTAAGATTGACCCGATGACTGATTCTCAGAAGGCGATGTATATTTCAATGCTAGCTGGGAAGGAGCACCTTAAAACCTTTACCGGCATTCTAGACGGTCTTGGTAATGAATATGGAAATCTTAAAAAGGAAGTCTCTAATGCTGATGGCGCCTTAATGGAAATGGCTAATACTCAGATGGACACATTCTTAGGCAGTATGAAACTTGTCGAGTCAGCTGTTGAAAGCGCGAAAATTAGTATTGGTGAGAGAATGGCTCCTACTATAAGACGCTTTGCTGATAATTTGGCTAATTGGATACCGAAAGCGATGTCTCAGCTAGATACACTTATGGCTGGCCCTAATTGGCAAAAGGCAGATTTTTTCGGGAAAATAAAACTATCCTGGGATAAAATCATAGGTCAGCCGTTGTCGGGATGGTGGGATAGCAGTGGACGCTCCTTAGTATCTAATATGGGGAAAGAGGCAGGCAAACTACTATGGAGCGGTATTAAGGGGATTGGCAAAGAAGCACTCTCATTTAACGGTGGATCAAGTATATTGGCTGCTTCAGCATTATCCATACCTGCTGCAAAGATAGGCAAGACAACAAAGGGGTTATTATCAGTCGGCAAAGCAGGTACCACCGCTGCATCGAGCATGGGAATTGTAGCTAAATCTGCGGGTCTAGCTGGACCTGCAATAGGTTTGCTTGCAAATCCGATCGGCCTTACGATTGCTGCAGTAGGAGCTCTTGCTGGTGGATGGTACTTGTACAGACGTCATCAGGAAAATGCCCGTCAAAGCCTCATTCATATGGGGGATGATATAAAAAAGGTTTGGGGCGAGTATACGGCTGTCGAAACGAAGACTAAGACAACCAAGGAACTCACAGCTGAATATAAACGCCTTAGCGACAAAATAGCGGATTCCGCAACGCCTGTTGAGCAATTGAGAGAAGCTAAACGCAAGCTTGGTTTAGTCGAACAACAATTGATCGATATGCATCCAGACATTATCTCTCAGTATGATCTAGAAAATGGTAAGCTGAAGGAGAAAGTTGGATTACTCGACAAGATATCTGAAACTGAACTCGAGTCAGCAAAGATTAAATTGGAAAAAGAAATTTCTGATAAGTCTGGTGACAAAGATGAACTTGAGAAGCAAATTTCCAAGCTGACAGAAAAAAAGGAAACTAGCGCAGCTAATAAAGATAAGTACGCAGCAGCATCCCAAGGTTTCCAGGCTCTCGAAAATCAATTGCAACGACTTCAAATGTCTGATCTCGACAGCTTTTCTGAAGAATATCAGAAGAAAATTGCTGATATAAGAGATAGAGCAAATGAAATTGGCCAAACAGTGGGTAGAGACTTCTCTAATAACATTGGACACCTTATCGGTGCTTCTGATGATATGAAGAAACTCCAGAAAGAAGCACTGGACGATTTGGTACAGGCCGACACTGAATTAATTGCTGCAAAAGCCAGCTATCAAGAGTTGTATGACCTTCAGAAGAATTTTATCGAGTTGAATCTAGGATCTACGCTTGAAGACCAAGCGGCAAAGTATAATCAATTGTCTGAAGAAGGCAAAAAAACCTTCCGTGATGCACTCATATCTATTACTGATTTAAACAATCAGATGGGCAAACCATTAGATAAAGTGGTTAATGTATCTGTCATGTGGCAACAGATTGGTGCTATGCCTACACCAGCGAATAATGCAAACCGCTTGAACGCTATTTCAGGTGGGGCTAAACTAGACGGATATGCCGATGGGGGGATTGCATCAAAACCATCTATCTTCGGTGAGGCAGGGCCAGAAATTGCTATCCCTATTAACAATAAGCCACGCTCTCAATCGCTGCTAGATACAGCAAATAGGCTAATAGGTAGGCCATCGTCGAGTAAAGGCGGCAGCGGTGATATAAACGTCTCATTCGCTCCTCAAATTACCGTGCAGGGTGGCAGCTCTGATGTTAGTGGCCAATTGTCACAGGCGTTGCAAAAAGCAGAGGATAACTTCGAACGGCGTTTTAAGGCGATGATTCAGCAGGAGAGGCGGTTGAGCTTTAATGGGTGAGTACGTAACGATTCAAGGTGATACATGGGACGGTATCAGCTATAAATTGTATGGAGATTCCTCGCAAATGACTGCGCTGATGACTTTAAACCCTACCCATAACCGCACAGTCTTCTTTTCATCCGGTATTCTGCTCATGACTCCAAACGTGAAGCCGCAGCAGGCGGGAGGATTGCCGCCGTGGAAGGATGATGACTGATGGTGCCAAGAAGGGCAGAAGTCGTACTCATATATAATGGCGTGAATATCTCGAGAGATATCGCGCCTTTTTTGTCTGCCTTAACCTATACCGATAATGGTAGTGGGAAAGCAGACGATTTGAGCATCACGCTAGATGATCGAGATGAAAACTGGACCGGGTCATGGATGCCTAAGAAAGGTGACAGCATTAAAACAGAAATCATCTATCACAATTGGTTTGAGCCAAATACAAAGCATGTTGTGAAGTGCGGTACTTTTGAGGTGGATGGGCTATCTTATAACGGACCTCCTGATGTCATGGGGGTGCAGGCTTTATCCTATCCAGGTAACTCCAGCATCAAGGGAGAGAGACGTAGCAAGTCATGGGAAAAAGTTACGCTTAGACAGATTGCTTACAGGATAGCTGCAGCTGCTGGATACAAGTTAATGTTTAAAACCGAGGATGTCAAGTATGATCGGATCGATCAGTCGGACGAAACGGATCTTTCGTTTCTGGCTTCAAATTGCGAGAAAGAGGGAATAAGTTTAAAAATCACCAACAAAACACTTGTCGTCTTTGACGATCGTTATTTTGAGTCATTGCCTGTTGTGGCTACGATAACTAAGCGCAAAAGCAATATCATAGCTTACTCGTTTGATTTTCAAAGCATTGGGAAAAATTATGCATCATGTACAGTGTCATACACAACTACAACTAAGAAGTTAAAAAGGATGATTAAAGGGACATATACCATTCCCGGTGCGAAGGGGCCAGTTTTAAAGCTGAATGAGCGTGTATCGTCAGAAGCTGAGGCCATTCGCAAAGCGCGTAGTGCATTGCGTAACAAAAATAAAGATGCCCAGCGGGGAAGTATTACGCTCATGGGCGACTACAGGTTAGCTCAGGGTGTAACGGTTAGCCTTGCTGGTTTTGGCGGCTTTAATGGTAAATATTATGTGGAGACAGCCAAGCATACAGCGGGTGGCGGAAGCGCGACTACACAAATTGAGCTGCGAAAGGTGTTGGGATACTAATGGGGTTGGTTCAAAATGTCCTTCGTGTTGGCTTTGTCTCATCAGTAGACGATGTAGATAAAACGATCCGTGTAACTTTTCCCGATCGTGACAATCAGGTGTCGGATTCATTACAACCTGTGCTTCCGCCGATTGAAGGTGCAGTAGTAAAATTGCCACAAGTAGGAGAACAGGTGATTTGCCTTTTCCTGGCTAATGGTCTCGAAACTGGATTTTGGCTCGGTACAGTCGGTGACGAGGAATGAGTGTTTTGTCCCTCGGTTCGTTCGGCAAGCTTGTCTTTATTGCATCGTCAAACAAAGTAAGGACGTTTGATGAGTTTCAGCGTCAAACCACTGCTAGATGGGCAACACATGATATTCATCAGCGCAAGCCCAAATCAGAGTTTCTTGGACCAGGACTAAGCGAAGTCTCGTTCACGATGAGTTTTCATGTGCTTTTTGGAATGAACCCGAGAGTTGAACTATCAAATTTGATGCTAATGTGCGATAGAGGAAGCGTTGAAAGTTTAATTATTGGCGGCAGACCTTTAAGCACAAACAAATGGTATATTGAGTCAGTTGATGAGAAATGGGACTATTTTGATGGGCAGGGTCGGCTGCTGGTAGGTAATGCTTCAGTGAAATTGAAAGAATACACTTAGGCTGAGGGGGGGGCAGACAATGGAATATACGACATCAACAAAGCCAAAGGAAATAATATTTGGTGCAACTGGTCTTGAGTCAATCCACCAGAATGTCAGGACAATTATTTCCACAATCGGAGGTACGGTCCCCCTAGACCGTGGATTTGGCCTAGGCATAAGCGATCTTGATGGACCAATCCCGGTTGTACAAGCCAGAATGACAGAAGCTGTTTTTAGTTTGCTTAATGAGTATGAGCCACGAGTTGAGGTCGTTGAAATTAAGTACGAACAAGATCATGATGATGGGCGACTTGTGCCGACAGTAAAGTATAAATTGCGGGAGGTAGAGTTTTGAATTCGATATATAATTTACCGCCGCTGCAACTGGTCGATACGGATGTAGAAAAGATTAAAAACGAAGTGATTACAGTTTATGAAGCCATAACCAAAACGAAGCTGTTTCCGGGCGATCCGGTACGGCTTTTTTTGTATTCACTTTGTGATCTGATTATCCAGCAGCGTGTACTAATTAACCATAGTGGATTACAAAACCTATTGCGTTACGCTGCTGGTCCTATGCTTGATCATATTGGAGCAGGGAGCTACACCCCTCGCCTGCAGGAAACGCCAGCGCGTACAACGCAACGTTTTCATTTGTCGGCTCCACAAAATAGCGCGGGAATCATTCCAACCGGAACAAGAGTGGGTCCAGGAAATGATTTATTTTTTGTAACTACAGAGGTTGTTGAAATCCCTGCTGGCAGTCTATATGTCGACACAGCGGTTGAATGTCTTGAATATGGGACAATCGGTAATGGATACATGCCTGGACAATTAGATATTTTAGTTGACCCACTTCCATATATTAATCGCGTATCGAATATCACCGAAACTGCTGGCGGTACTGATACTGAGGATGATGATTCTTACCGAGAACGTATTTATATTTCGCCCGAGAAGTTTTCAACTGCCGGTCCGACAGAGGGATATGAATATTGGGCCAGAACTGCACATCCGGGAATATCGAATGTCATGGTTTGGTCGCCAGCAGCAGTGGAAGTAGAAATAAGAGTATTAATGAAAAATGGCGAACTGCCGTCACAAGAAATAATTGATGCGGTGTATGCAGCTGTTAATGAACGAGAACGACGTCCACTCACAGATAAAGTGTCGGTTTTGGCTCCGGGTACTGTCAGTTACGATATAAACATGAAGTATTGGATTGACTCATCCAGATCAACGGAAGCATCTCAGATTCAGTCAGCCATACAGCGGGCAATATCAGATTATGTCATTTGGCAAAAATCAAAAATCGGAAGGGACCTTATGCCGTCTGAGCTTACTCGGGTGGTAATGAATGCTGGTGCTCGGCGAGTTGATGTTAGTGGGCCACTATATACTCCAATTGATAAGACTGATGTGGCGGTTGCGGATCAGATCATAGTTAATTATGGGGGGATGGAAAGTGATTGATATTAGTACAGTACATCTCTTGGAACTTATCCCTCCTAATCTACGAACTGATGAAAAAGTAAGAGCTGCTGCTGAATCGATTAATTTACAGCTCCAGCAGATATCTCAGCTCATTCCACAAGTGGCCATTACACACAATATTGACACGCTACCTGAGGCATGGGTTGATGAGTTGGCATGGCAGCAACATGTGGACTTCTATAATCCTGATCTTCCTATTGAGCAAAAACGTGAAATCGTAAAGAACTCTCCACGTTGGCATAGGATCAAGGGGACTCCTGCTGCGGTAGAAGAATTGATTTCCACTATCTTTGGCTCAGGCAATGTTATCGAATGGTATGAATATGACGGGCAGCCAGGCTATTTTAAGGTAGCCACATCCGATCCAGAGGCTACGACTACCAGAGCACAAGAGTTTCTAGCGGCCGTTAATTCGGTTAAAAATAGACGCTCGTGGTTAGAAGCGGTTGAAATAACGAAGTATGACGATATGGATCTATTCTTTGGTAATGCAATTCATAAGGGATCAATAATTACGTGTGAACAGGTGGTGTGACATGGGGGCTTTCGGAGGTTTTTTTATTACAAACAAAGGGCGTGCGTTGCAAGCTAAGGCGCAGATTGGAACCCCTTTGCAATATACTCGAATAGCTATTGGTGATGGCAGTCTAAATGGACAAACTATTCCTGACCTGACAGGCTTGATAAGCCTTAAAAAGACACTGGCTATAACCGGAATTAGTACAAAGTCAGGTGGCAAAGCAGTAATCAGCACGAAGCTACAAAATAAAGATATTACTGCAGGTTTCTACTTGAGGGAAATGGGTGTCTTTGCACAAGATCCAGATGTAGGCGAGATATTGTACTGTTATGCGAATGCTGGGACCGGTGCGGAGTATATCCCGCCATCAGGTGGGGCGGACATAGTAGAACAGATTTATAACATAAACACAATCGTTGGGAATGCTGCAAATGTCAGTGCAGTCATTGACGAGTCCTTGGTGCTTGCTACTAAAACAGAACTTAACAACCACAAGACAGCTAATGTTCTAGATCATCCTGATAGTAGTGTGACCGACAATAAGATTGGTGATCGCACTATTAGTGATACATCAGCACCAACAGGCAACACTGGAAAACTCACGGTGATACTTGGATGGATGGGTAATATGATCAAATCTGTTACAGGTGAAGCTACCTGGCGCACAGCGCCAGGTATGACGATCAAGGCTATCAAGACGCTATTGGATGCAGCTACAGCGGCATCTACAGCAAACACCATGATTAAACGGGATGCAGCTGGACGTGCTAAAGTAGCTGCTCCATCGGCTACAGATGACATTGCACGTAAAGCAGAGACTGATGCCGCAATGACGGTGGCGCAAGAGGCACAGAATGGATTGACGACGCATTCCGGAGTTACGAATGGAGCACATGGCTCCACTTCGGCCGCAACCGCTAACCGGATTATGCAACGTGATGCCGCTGGCCGCGCTAAAGTAGCTGCTCCATCGGCAGCGGATGACATTGCGAGAAAAGATACAGTGGACACCGCTCTATCAGATGCAAAGGCTTACGCAGAGGCCGCTTTACGCGAAACGTCTTCCATTCCAGTACAAATCACCACCGGCCCCAACGTAATCGAGACAACGCAAGCCACGCCAGCAACGGTAGAGTTTAAGGGACGGACGTTGGTTAACTTGCTTGGTAAGGATGGCTATTGTGAGAATATAAACACGTTTGAAAAATGGGGTACAGTAGGGGCATCATCAACTGTACTAGATACAACTCGATCCTTCATCGGCGGTGCATCACTTAAATTAAGCGTAACTGCGGGGCATTGTTACGATAACAAAAATTATCCATTTAAGTTCGATCAGAATAAAAACTTTATTTTGGTTGCGAAGGTGTTTGTTGAAAGTGCTGGAGCTGTTGCTGATATCGTGGTATCCCTGAGGGATTATAACACTATGGCTGTTAAATATAGTTCTAGTGCCAATAAAAGTGATACAGGAAGATGGCAGACACTATATGTAAAGGTACCTAAGTCAAATACGATTATAGGTGATGGCTTTAATCTCGTTTTTGGGCTAGTAGGAACATCAACAGGTGTTGTTAACTACGACGCAATTCGTCTTTATGAAGTCTCTGACGCAGACTACGCAGCCATCGGCACAACCATCGTAGGCGATGCTATCGACCAAGCATTCCCATATGTAGACAGCGTACAGCATGCGCAGGGGTTGTCGGTGCGGGCTGCGGGGAAGAATTTGCTAGGTGGTCGACCTAACATTACGTCTACACAAGCAACGGCGAGTCAAACAAAACCATATGAAATTACGTTTACCCACACGGCGGCATCGTTGTTCACAACCGAAGAATTTGCAGCATTCGGTAATCGATCCTATACGATTTCAATTTCCGCTGGCGTTGCGGATCGCAGAATGTATATAGTGCAATATGACGCACAAGGAAATAAGTCTGTAGCGTCAGACATAGTGCTAGGTGGCCCAACTACGACGCACACATTTGTAACAGGTGCTACCACAGCTAGGTTACGTATTCATTTTGGTTCAGCAGCAGCTGGCACATTTGTTTTTAGTAACTGGATGCTTGTACTAGGCGGCATCGATCAACTTCCGCCATCCTTCGAACCTCGTATCGACCAGTATATCAACGCACCAACTCTACTAGCGTCCAATGTCGACGGCTCTATCGCAGACACTTACGACAGCGCCACGAAGCAAGTGTTTAGACGTTGGTTTACGGGGGTTAAGTTTGACGCATCTATTACGCCATTAGTACACAACTTGGAGTATGTCGGGTATAAGAGAATATATTTCCCTATAACAGCATTCACAAGCATGTTGCCCTATGGTAGGATTAACGCTTCCAAATACAACGGCACAGTGATCAAGGACGGCAACTCCGAATTGGGGGCTGATCAGTGGAACATAGGATTGACTCACTTATGGACAGCAGTCTCCAATACAGATACGGGTTGGGTGGATGGGGTACAACCAAGCGTGAACGCAGCTAAGGCGTTACTCAATGGATGGAAAGCGACAGCCAACAACGGCACCGCATACACATCGTGGGTATCGATACTCACCGGATCAGCACCGCCAACTAACACCGAAGCCTACGTATCCGCGAATAAAGCGCCTGGATGGGACGCATGGGCAACGCTGGACTATGTACGAGCTACGCCAATAACTGAGTCCCTCAGCGGAGACTTAGGCGGTATATCGTTGCCTAATGGTGCGACTCAGGTTGAGCTGCTGGATGGGGTTATCGTGCGGGAGAAGGCGAATCCTAAATTTGACCAAACAAGATACCGTATCAACAATACTTACCAGGGTAACTCCAAACTTACTTGGCGAGCCGCAAGCATAGTTGAGATTTTTAAAAACGACATGCTAGATAATAAATGGACGATTGTAAACACAACAGACAGTGGATACGCAAATGGGGTTTCTTGGGCTCACATTATGGCAGCGGATTATGATCCAACAGCTGTTTACACCGTCACCTATCGCGTCCTAGACCGCCACCAGTACACAGCAGGAGCGCGACAAGCGGTAGTAACGTATCAGTCATCACTCGGCAGCGTGGTAGCTAAGAACACGCAGAATATCGCGGAGCTGCTGCGTAAGGACGGTGTACAGGATTTTGCGCTGGACTACATCGAGGCTAAAGCGGATAACAATGCGATTGATCTTGTGACGACTAGGACAGACTTGTCGACGCATACCGCATTGACTAACGGTGCACATGGCGCTACTTCCGCGGCGACTGCTAACCGGATTATCCAGCGTGACGCTAACGGACGGGCGAAGGTCGCTGCACCTTCCGCATCAGATGATATTGCACGTAAAGCAGAGACAGATGCTGCATTGACAGCCGCGAACGCTGCTGATACAAAAGTAGGGGATATAGCTACTCTTCAAACTACATCGAAAAATAATACAGTTGCGGCAATCAACGAGCTTTTTCAAAATGTCAGTGATGGAAAAACCAAGGTTGCTTCCGCTATTACTGACATGGGACAAACGGCTTCAGGGAGCGACACTTTTGAGCAACTGACAGCGAAGATAAGGGACATTTCCAAAAACGCCAGCGCGGTAGCGGCTGACGTCCTTCCAGGAAAAACGTTTTACGCTGGAGGCGTATTACAAATAGGAACAATGCCAGTGGGCACTCAAATCTTTACGCCAGGAGCAGCGGAATTGATTATACCTACAGGGTATTATGCAGGTTCTAAGGTTGCGGCTGTGTCTGGGTTAACTGCTGCGAATATTAAGCAAGGTTCAACAGTAGGTGGTGTAGCAGGTAATTTCACAAATGACGCAGATGCTGTTGCTAGTGAGCTACTCACAGGGAAATCAGCTTACGTAAAGGGTAATAAAGTTACTGGGAATATGGCAAACCGCACTGGTCATGTGACAGGGCAGTCCAGCAGCGTAAGCGGCACTACGTTAAGGATACGTCCACAGCCTGGATACTATCCTGGGGACGCAGCTAACAGCGCACAATTGTCAGACGCAAACTTCCTCGCGGCAAATATACGCAAAGGTACGAGTATATTTGGTTTGGTAGGCAGTTTAGTCGAAGGTGTCCCTAAAGCGGTGGGGATTGGTAACGTTGATACTAACAGTATCCTGACGGTGGAAGGGCTAGATTTTAGACCTGGAGTTATTTTAATTGATAGATTCATTTTGGGCACAGGTAACGACTATTACTATAGGATTTACAGTCTAGTATATGGTAGTTTTAATGAAGCGAGTCTGTATTCACAAGGTGCTAGTCCGAATCAGTCGTTCTATATTACTAAAGTTAGTCCTTTCAATATAACAAATAGTGGCTTTAGTGCTTTTGTTGGTGGTGGTGGTAGTATTTCGACTGGGGTAAATTGGATGGCATTTAGGTAGATAGATGGGAGGAATAAATATGCAAGTCGGCAGGAAGATTTATTACGAGTTGGTGACCGGAAACGTGGTAGTTGATACAGGCGAACGATCCGGCAGCGTAGTCGAAACGACGCAGGCGGAAGACTTCGAAATGTATTTGGCGCTGGCCGAACGCGTGCCGGAAACTGTAGGCTGCATCCAACTGGAATACAGACAATATGCAGAGGACTTTGCTCAGTGCAATGGGTATCGTATTGATACCGAAACTGAGAGGGTCCTTTTTTCGTACCCTGATCCAGATAAACCGGAACAACCGCTAGAATATCGAAAGCCTTTGACAGAACAGGTGGAAGAACAGGAGCAGCGTCTGGCTGATCTTGAGCTCGCACTAGCTGATATCTTTGCGGGGGGAGGTGAGTAGACATGGCAAAACCAATGTATCAAATTCGCATTATTGCTAATGCTTGCATTACACGCTACAACTCTGACGAGGGTGACATAGATTCCATTGTTAATAGTTATAATTTGGCTAAAGCAGACAAAGAACTCGTACTTGCAGAGGTATATACAAAAAGACCGGACATCACTCCGGCAGCTGAGGGCTTCGCATAGTGCGGAGCCTTTAATATTTGTTGGGGGTGGATCATGGATACAGCTGCTATTTTATCAGTCATTGCTGCAATCTCAGGTATTATTTTGGGATGGCTAGGGAGATCTCGAACAGTGAGGCACGATACGGCTCAGGATGCAGGTCGTGATGCTAAGCTGCAGACGGATATGGAGTATATAAAGCATGGGGTAGAGGATATACGATTCGAGCAACGCGTGCAAGGAAAAAAGTTTGATGATTTGTCAGAGCGTGTGACTCGCGTAGAAGAGTCAACTAAGCAAGCTCACCATCGGCTTAATCGACTTGATGGTGGCAATTAAATTCCCAAACGTTTGGGATTCTATTATTTTATTTTGGAGAGTGGTATTTATGGAATGGAACGCTGTAATGAACATGATTGATCCGCAGCTGATGATTGTCGTTGTGGCATGCTGGGCCCTTGGGTATGCACTAAAGCGCACGCCACGGGTGCCTGATTGGTCAATCATCTTTATCTTGTCGATCCTAGCTATTGCCGCTGTGATCGGTCTGACGGGTCTGAGCGTACAAGCAGTGCTGCAGGGTGTCTTGTGTGCTGCTGCGGCAGTGTACGGTAACCAGGCGGTCAAGCAGTTAAAAAAAGGAGTGGATACAGATGCAGACACGCAAGGCAGGTAATGCTCAAGGGATCGATGTTTCCCACTGGAACGGAGACATCGACTGGTCAAAGGTTGCTGCGAGTGGTATTTCTTTCGTCTTTGTCAAGGCGACTCAAAACGCGGTAGACAAAAAATTTCTGGCTAATGTAAAAGGGGCGAAGGCAGCTGGGCTGCTAATCGGGGCTTATCACTATATCGATGATTCGACAACGACCGTCGAAAAGGCAAAGGCTGCTGCACAACTCTTCTATAAGGCAATCCAGCAAGCAGGAGGTGCCAAAGTTTTTGACCTACCGCCTGTAATGGACTATGAGTCCAATAAGAGCAATCTTAACAAAGCGCAAATTACTGTTGTTGCGAAGGCATTTCTGGAGGAAGTCCAGTGGCTCACAGGTGTTAAGCCTATTGTTTACACATATCCAGCGTTTATCGGTAACTTTGTGGGCCTCAGCAACTATCCGCTATGGATTGCACGATACAGCACGCAAGCGCCTGCAGACGCTGCCGGGTGGACACGCTGGGACTTTTGGCAATACAGCGATGGTTCTGCAGGTGGAATGCTTCCAAGTGGCACGCGTAAGGTAAATGGAATTAATGGGGCAGTTGATTTGAATGAATATAACGGAACGATTACAGAGATGACTAAACGTTACGTTCCAAATTATCAGGAAAACGCGGAGAAGGAGGACAACAAATTGGAGCTATCAAAATATCAACGTGACACACTGGTGACGGCGTTGCAATCTCTATTGGATCGTAAGACTATCACTGATAAAACGTGGGTGGACAAGGCTAAGAATGGAACACTGACGCTTACAGAGCTGACATGGCTCAATGCGATCTTGGTCGCCAATAAATAAACAATAGACCCGCTGGCATGTGCTGGCGGGTTTTCCTCATATTTCGATATCATCGTTGTATATTTCTATTCCTAAATACTTCGCTAGTCTTATCTCCGTCTCTGCTTTGAGTAAGTCTCCCAACAAAGTCATTTCATGCTGATATCCTCTACACATATACTGGGCTTCAGCTTTTCCCTTTGTGATTTTTAAATCTAATATCTTCATCTGAGACTTTCGGAGGGCAATCCTATTCTTGGTTAACTTATTAATGACATCCTTATGAGCGTTATCGATTGATTGTGTATAGATGTGGCCCATTTTAAACCCGGAGTTCTGCAATGTCTTTATTTCATGCGGCAGAATCATAACCATTACATTTAATATGATGTGATCCTTTACTAGTCTTATTTCTTCTTGGGTTTGGTCCATTTACATTTACCTCTACAAATTACCTTTTTGACTGCTTTTAATTGCATCTATTGAACTATATACTAGTTTTCTAAGATAAGGTATATCCTCTTTAGTGACCTCGATATAACCGTATAATATGCTTACCATTCGAGGGCGAATTACAAGTACATTAAGTCGCATCAATTCATCTCATCAGCATTACCTTCAGGAAATATTAATTTTAAATCATCCATTGTTTTAATCGACATGGTATTTTCGTAATGTCCCAT